AACTTGAACTTATTAATGCATTTGCTGATGCTAAAGCAGCTCAAGGTGAATATGGTCCTCAGTTTATGGCAGAAGTTGCTAATAACATGAATGACCTTGCTAATCATCCTTGGTTACGTTTTGGTAACCGTGCTATGCAAGCTATGGACGGGTTTACCCAGTCTATGGTCGCTATGTCTGAAGCAAAGGCTAGGGTATTTGATGACCTAACTAAAGGTGGTAAGTTACCATTTGATGCAAAGGTAGGTGATGAATTGTACCGTAAGGTATATGATAAGATGTTTGATGCTGATGGTATTATTACTGATTCAGCAGTTAAAGCAACTAGTGGTGAAATCTCATTGAACTTGGATAACGCAGCTAGTAATGCGTTGTCTAATTTGATTAATTATGCACCTATTTTCAAGCCATTCCTTCTGTTCACCAAAACACCTATCAACGAACTAAAACTTGCTGCTTCTTATAATCCACTTGGTCTTTTTGTTAAAGACTTTAGTGCGTTTAGACGTGAGTTTGACGACATGCCTTTTGAAGAGGTTGAAACTTTACTCGCATCACGTGGTATTGAAGTTGATCCAATTACTGCACGTGCTAAATATAATGAGATTCGTGCTGACTTGAAAGGTCGTAAAGCTTTTGGTGCTTTAGCAGTGACTGGTGCGGTTTCGTTGTTCCTTAATGACAGCATTACTGGTAACGGTCTTTATGATAAACAAAAACAAGCACTAAGACGTAATGCTGATTGGAAACCACGTTCTATCCGTCTTCCTGGTGGTGAGTGGGTAAGTTACGATAACCTTGGACCTATTACTACTTGGTTGTCTACTACTGTTGACATCATGGATAATGGTTTAGATTTTGGTTTATCTGCTGCAGCTGGTGCATCAAGTGCTGGTGCTTTGACACCAAATGAACTTGGGGAAAACCTACATAAGATGGGTTTTGTACTTAGTGCTGCTATTACAGATAAGATGGCACTTGCAGGTCTTGAGCCACTAATGGATATTCTTAATGGTAACCCTAATGCTCTTGCTAAGTGGTCGTCTAGTTTCTTGACTAGTGCTGCTGTACCTGGATCTAGTCAACTTGCAGAGATCTCACGTCTAATGGACCCTGGTCTAAAGGAAGTTGAGATGAATGTGATTGATTTGGTTCGTAACAGGATGCCTGGTCTTAAGTCAACACTACCAGCCAAATACGATTGGATTGATGGTGGTGAGGTAGGTGTACCTGATAATATCTTTGCACGCATCTGGAACACGTACATGCCTTGGAAAGTTAACGGTAAGATCAGTCCAGAAAAACAATTCCTAATGGATATTGAGTATGATGCACGTCCTACTCTTGCAACTGATGGTAATGGTGTACCTTTAACTCCTGAAGAACGTTCTGAAATTACTAATATTATGGGTCGTGATGGTCTGTTTAAAGCTGCTATTCAGCGGGTAATGAAAACTAAAGATGCTAAAGCTTTCCGTAAACGTTACCAAGAAGCTGTTGCTAATGGACTTGATCCTGATCTTAGTTCTTTTGAAAACCTACATACTCAATTAGACCGTGAACTCCGTGGTGCTATAAGAATGGCAATAGGTTCATCACCTCATCAAGATGGTCTTGCTCAAAAGAATTATGTTCAAGAAACTGTCGGTAATTATCTACGCCAAGGTGATCAAGAAGGTGCACAACGCTTCCTTGATTACATGAAGCAATTCTCTTATTAAAAATGGCAATTACACAAAATACTTATACAGGGGACGGGTCTACCGTCCTCTTTTCTTTTACATTTGAATATATCGCTGAGTCTGACATTAAGATCACTCTTAATGGGGCTTCTACAACTGCATACACACTTGCCAATGCCACCACTGTTCAATTCAATACTGCTCCTGCTAATGGTGTAGAGATCCGTATTTATCGTGATACGGACATTGATACTCTTAGTGCTACATTTTTTCCAGGATCTGCTGTTAAAGCAGAAGACTTGAATAATAACTTCACTCAGAACAACTACGCTGTCCAAGAGATCGCTAACAATACTTGGGACACAGGTACTGAAACCATTAAGTCAAATGAAACCTGGACTGATTCTGATGGATTGATTGCTACTACTTCTGCATCTAGTCAACGGTTTAATACCCTTGTTCAAGCTGGTGTACCTGCTAGTAGTGGGTATCAAACTGGTAAGACCTGGTTGCAAAATGACAGTGATCTTACACTTTCTGTTTATGATGGTACTAATTGGCTTGCTGTGGCTTCTGGTGGTGCCTTCATTAACCAACCCAAGGTTGTTTATGTAGATGCTTCAAGTGGTAGTGATGCTAATGATGGACACCGTATTAGCCGTCCGAAGAGGACCATTAAAGCAGCTGTTGAACAAATCAACGCTGATGCTACCTATGGTGATGGTAGTGTTGTTGTAGTTGCTCCTGGGGTCTATCAAGAGGTTGCTCCAATTGATATTCAAAAGGCAAACGTCTCTATTATTGGTCAATCATTACGTAGCTGTATTGTCCATCCCACTGTTGAAACTGAAAAGAATTCTTTGTTCCGTGTCAATAGTGGTTCTTACCTTCAGAACTTGACATTTACAGGTGTTAAGGCTAGTGGAAGTTTGGGTAATTCAGTTGACGCTGATCTTCCTGTTTATCAAGGTTGGAATGTTTCGTTCTATCCTGATGCTACGATTTATAAATCACCGTATATCCAAAATTGCACTAACTTCTCTGATAGTCAGATTGATAACAGTAATTTAAATGCTATTACTCCTGCTGGAGGAGCTGCAGGTGATCTTACCTCATCTCCTACTGGTGGTGGTTTGTTGGTTGATGGTTCTGTTGTTAATGGTGCTAGTCCGTTGCGGTCAATGGTGTGCGATAGTTACACCCATGTTGGTCTTAATGGTCCTGGTATTCTTGTTACCAATAACGGTTATGCTCAATGTACCAGTAGCTATGCTTTCTTCAATAAGTATCACATCAAATGTCTGAATGGTGGTCAGGCTAACCTAGCAGCCTCTACAACAGACTTTGGTGATGAAGCCTTGGTGGCAGATGGTAAGTCCACTACAGCTATCTTCACGTCCAATGTGGATGGTGCTGCAGCTGATGGGGACATTACTTTTAATATTAACGAACCTGTTGCTGATGCAAGTTGGCATGGTTCTGAGGCACGTCCTCAGGGCAATATGCTTGTTACCGTCAATGGCATTACTTATCCTGTGTTATCCGCTACACCCAATACGGATAGTGAAGGTGGAGATGGTTGGACTGTAACGATTGGTCGTCCTAATCCAAGCAAACGAAGTGAGAATCTTGGTCTTGATGGTAATGTTGCCGATAACCTTGTTGTAAATTTCTACCTCCGTTCTATGATCGCAAGTAGTGGTCATACGATGGAGTATGTCGGTAGTGGTACTGATTACCGTGCATTACCTGAAAATGGTGGAGTACCTGATGACACTAAACAGATTGTAGAGTCTAATGGTGGTAAGGTTTGGACTGCTATTACTGATCAAAACGGTAAGTTTAAGATTGGTGATTTTTTCCAAGTTGATCAACGTACTGGTTTTGTTGAGTTTAGTGCTGGGTCTTATGCATTTGACGTTGTAACTGACACTACACCTGAATTGGGTGGTCAGTTGGATGCACTTAATAATAAGATCGTTAATCTTGCTGATCCAACAAGTGCTCAGGATGCTGCCACTAAGAATTATGTGGATAATTATGTGGATACTAATACACTGACTACAAGTGATATTGGCAGCACTGTACAGGCATACGATGCCACTATCTTGAATAGTTCTGACATTAATACTACTGTACAGGCATACGATGCTACTATTTTAAATAGTTCTGATATTGGTACTACTGTTCAAGCTTATGATGCCACTATCTTGAATAGTTCTGACATTGGTACTACTGTCCAAGCTTATGATGCTGATACAGCTAAGTTAGATGTTTCTCAAACCTTTACTGGGTCTCAAACATTTAACTCTGGTGTAGTATACAATAATAATGTCACTTTCTCAACCAACTCTAGTACCGCTAACGTCGATGGTGATGTAATGGGTACATTACTGTTTAATGGTTATGACGGTAGTGTTTTTAGAACTGGTGCATCTATTGTTTCTAGTGTTGATGATCCAACGATAAATAGTATATCTGGAGATTTAGTGTTTTCAGTAACTCAAACACAAGAAACAACTCCTACACCTCGTTATCGAATTGATAATTTGGGTGCTCATGCGATGACTGGAAAAGAGTCTGTTCTGTTCTCCGCCACTGAAGCGTCTGCTGGGACAACTTATGCAGTCTTTGTTGGGCGACATAGCTCAACTAGTATCAATAGCGGGACTAATTCGTGTTACATTTTTAGCAACGGAAACCTCTACAACACCAATAACGTTTATAGCGTTATTTCTGATGTCTCGCTAAAAGAAAACATTGTAGATGCCAACTCTCAATGGTCTGATATTAGAAATCTTCAGGTACGAAACTTTAATTTTAAAGAATCTACCGGTTATCAAACCAACACTCAAATTGGCTTTATTGCACAAGAAGTCGAACAAGTGGCGCCTGGTCTTGTTGAAGAAATTAATACTGGTGACACTACAATTAAAGGTGTTAAAACTTCAGTTCTTCTTGTTAAAGCTGTAAAGGCTCTACAAGAAGCAATGGAAAAAATTGATCAACTTCAAAGCCGACTTGATGCTGCAGGGTTGTAGCTTATTTATCCACTATTTTCTTACTAATTTACAATTATGCTAGTACAAGACATCGCGGGTCTTTATATCCCGCAACATGATTACATTTCAATTTCCCCAACTGCTGCACCAAATACTGGGGATCAGACAATTACTTATAAAATAGGTGGAGCTAGTGGTTCAACCGTAGCTGTCCTTACTGTTACTTATGATGGTGGTAATGTTTCTACTGTAGTGAGGAACTGATGGCAATTAAATTTAATCCATTTACAGGTAAACTTGATGTTGTTGATGACCAGACTGGTGATTTTTCTAGTGTTGAATTAGATCTAGGAACAGCTATAGCTCCTAGTATTTCGTTTAATGGTGATCCAAATACTGGAATTTATTCACCCGGCGCAAATGAAGTAGCCATCTCGACTAGTGGCAGTGGGCGGTTGTTTGTTGATAGCAGTGGGAATGTTGGGGTCAATGTATCTGCAGGCGCAGTTTCTTCGAATGAACTTTTGCTTGTCGGAAACAAAGCAATCCGATGGCAACACGCTACTGATGGAACGCAATATGGGGATATTTATACGGATACATCTTCAAATATCGTTTTTAGAAACGGCGCTAGCTCTACCGAACGCCTCCGCATCACATCGGACGGGAAACTAGGTCTGGGGACTAGTACGCCTAGCAGTGCTTTAGATGTTGCAGGCGCTATTTCTCTAGGGGCAGTTGCACTTCCGTCTGCTGGAACAGCCAGAATCTTTTCCAGAAACACGGATAGCAATCTCTACATTCAAACGGGAAGTGGTAATACCTTAAATCTTTTAGATGACTCTCAGAACACAATGGCGAGTTTTGGGGCATCAACTGTTACCCTGCAGACAGGCAATTCGCCTCGCCTTACTATTGATTCCTCAGGCAACGTAGGGATTGGCACGGCGAGTCCCGACCAGCTCTTGCATTTGAGTTCAGCTGGTTTCCCGACAATTCGCGTAACAGATGCAGATAACAGCACATACTTTGACATTGCAAATAGCGATGGCGACATCATCCTGAAGGCGGATGAAGGCAATACATTTGCAGATAGCGCAATTCGTTTTAATATCGATTCAAGCGAGAAGTTTAGGTGCGACAGCTCCGGCAGGCTGTTAGTTGGCACGTCTACTGCGCCTACTGGTTCAAATACTCAATACACAAAATTAGGTGCGTTTGGAAATAGCTCAAACAATACCGCAAGTTTTCTGTCTGTTAGCTACGGCTCACCGGCTACTTCGCTTAGCGCGGGTATTGGAATTGGTCGGATATTCTTTGGTGATACTGCAGCCGCAGAGTTTGCATCAATTTCTGCTGAAACCGACGGATCTACAGGCGCAAGTGACTATCCAGGCCGTCTCGTATTCGCCACCACCGCCGACGGAGCTAGCAGCCCGACGGAGCGGATGAGGATTAACCAAGTTGGGCGTGTTCTCATTGGAACAACTACCGATCCTGGTTACCAGCTTGGAGTAGTTGGATCCAATAGCTATGCATTTGGTGTCCGCCAGGATACTGGAAACTGGACATATCCCGTTGCAACATTTCACAGCAACTTTTCAGTTGGTGACAATAAGCTTGTTGATTTCTATACAGATACGTCGTCTAACCGAGGGTCCATTACTTATAACAGAGGCGGTGGCGTCATCGCTTACAACACAACGTCTGATTACCGCTCAAAAACACTGTTAGGCGATGTTGAGAATCCTGGTCAAACCATTGATGCCCTAAAGGTTTATCGAGGTGTGATGAACGGCGCTACCGTTGAACGTCCAATGCTTGTAGCACATGAGGCGGAGGTCGTTGCCCCGTATTGTGTCACGGGCGAAAAAGATGCGGTTGATGACGATGGCAACCCGATTTACCAGCAGATGGATCATCAAGTGCTAGTGCCGCTTTTGATTGCTGAGATTCAGCAGCTTCGTGCTCGTGTTGCAGCCCTTGAGGGCGCGTAGTCCTACTCACTACTTTATTTTTGAGCCTACCAACCCGGTGGGCTTCTTTTTTCATTTATTAAAACACTTTATTAATCAAAATCATGTCTACTACTTTCACCTGGAACATTGCTAACCTTGAGCGTAACACTGCTGATGGTATCGTGTTTACTGCACATTACACCGTGAATGCCGCTGATGATACTTATTCTAGCGGTGCTTATGGTTCTATTGGTCTTGAAGCACCTGCTGAAGGCGATACTGTTATCCCGTTTGCTGAACTTACGTCTGATGTGGTCGTGGGTTGGGTCAAAGAAAAACTCGGTGGTGATGAAAAGGTTGCTGAAATTGAAGCAGCTCTTCAGACACAAATTGACGAACAACGTACCCCTACTAAGGCAGCTGGTTTGCCCTGGAGCTGATCATGATTACTCTTATCCGTCCAATTCTCTTTTCTTTTATTCAATCAAATCAAGTTAAGCGTCTTATTATTGACTTGTTGACTAAACTTGCTGAATCTACTGATAATGATGTAGATGATAAAGCAGTTGAGTTTATTCGTAACGGTCTCTTCCCTAATAAATAATGGAGTGGGAAGGGCCTCCAGTTCTTCCTTCTTTAGATCTACCTGAAGCAATTAAGCTACCTGTACCGATTTTTGAAGTGCCAAAGGGGGAATTACCATCATATAAACCGCTTGTGGTGCCTCCTAGCGTACTTAGACCGCCACCAGGGATTGAAGGTATCAATACAACCGAAGAACCGCCAACTGAAGAGACAAAAGAGGTAAAACCTACACCTCCACAAATCACAACCCCACCTATCCCTAAACTTCCACCTGAAGCTCAGATAGTAGAGATTCCGTTTACGGATATTGAAGTGCCAATGCCTTCAACTACTATTATGACTACTGCAGCAACTACAGCTTTTATTTCTGTAGCAGCCACCTTAACTGCAACGTCTTTGTTCAAATACCTTGTGATGTTATTTAAACCAATCTTTAAACAAACATGGAACAAGATCACAAAAAAGACGGATTCATCAAATTCCTTGTCCTTGTCTGGTCCGCCGGACTCCTCACGGCATCATACGCAGGATGGATGAGTAAAATGGATCCCACTTATGTTGCAAGTATTTTAAGTGGTACTTTGGCAACTTTTTCAATTACACGTGAAAAGAAACAATGAAAAAACTCCTGATTCTTTTTCTTCTTGCTAGTCCAGCTGCAGCACAACAGGTAACCCCTAATTTTACACAGGGATCTATGCAGTCAACCACTACTTCCACTATTGATATTAGTCGTAGTATTGCGACAAATATTTATGGTGGTGATTATAAATCATGGTCTGGAACAAATGTAACACCCAGTGGAGACATTTTAGACAGCTCCACAACTTATTCAGTAACCAACGCAGGAGAACAGTTTCAACTGGAGACTGTAGTTCGTGCAGCGGGAATCATCGAAGACAGTCTAATTACAGAAACCATTCAACAAGTTTCTACTACTACTTCTTTATCAGTCTTCTCACAATAGGTTCACCAGTTTATGCAGAAGAACCAAAAGTACAGAACACTTCTAACCCTGTTGCAGCAGCTACAGGTAATGTGACTAATCAAGCGGTGCAGTTCCAAAATAATGGTGCACCGTCTAGACAATATTTTGCTCCTAATAATAGTTGTAACGGTACAACAATGCAATTCTCTCCATTTTATATGGGTAATGATACTGTACCGTTTGATAATACAGGTTACGTAAAAAGTAACAACTGGGGAGCACAAGTTAGCTTTTCTGTACCACTAGATGGTGGTATGATTGAAACTTGTAAAGCTATTGCTAGAAAACATGAACAAAAGATGAGACTAGATTATGAACTTGTACGTGCATTGAAGTGTACAGAGATCATGAAAACTGGTTTTACTTTTAGACCTGGGTCACGTGTTGAAGTGTTATGTAACGACATTGTACCAATAGTTTCACTAAATAATGATTGAAGCAGGTGTTTCAGCTGTCGTTGCTATTATTGCAGCAGGCGCAGCTCTTACTAATAAAATTCACAATCGAATAACTGATTTAGATAAACGTCTAGATACTTTTGAGCTGCGCGTTGCTACAAGTTATGTACCCAAGCAAGACTTTGAAACAGCCGTTCAAAAAATGGAAGATCACATGATCCGCATTGAAAACAAAATTGACCAAATTGCACTAAGAAATTCTTAATTATGGCTTATCAACTTGTAGATACCTATACTGGTAAAGTTCTCGGTAACTACCCTAAAAAAGCTGAGGCTGATAAAACACTTAGTAGGATGTATAATGAGCCTGGTGAAACTCGGTATGAAGTTAAATCTATCCGAACTAAAAAAGTTTCAGTTGAAGTTGAAAAAGAATCAACTGATTGATTATGAAAAAACTTCAAGATCCTATCAAAAGATTAGTTATACAACAAAAACAAGCTGAAGCTGAAGGTAAAGATGATGTTATTCTACCTTATAGTTCAGACAAAGTAGACGAAGTTTATTACCAAGGTCCAATGAGAAAAGGAGCTGGTTCTGGATCTTTAGATCGTATGCCAGGTTCATCTGGTTATACGTGGACTAAACCAACTTTGCTTGAAACTATTCTTGATCAATTAAAAATTAAAAAGTTTGAGCCTAAAATTAAAAAATTAACTCCATCTAAACGTCCAGTTGAAAGATACCCCGGAGTAATATGAAGAAAAAGGCGACTGAAGACCAGTTTAACGAGTTACATAATCTTGTTACTAAAGAGTTCCTTGCCCGCATTAAATCGGGTGAGGCTTCTACACAAGATTTAAAAGCAGCTTGTGACTGGCTAAAAACTAATGACATCAGTGGTGTCGCCTTTGAAGGTAGCCCACTAGATAAATTGGCAACTATTATGCCAACTGTTGACCCTGAACTCGTCCAACGGAAACTTTATGGCCCGAAAGTCTAATCATAGCGGTCCTAAATACGCTAACGGTAACTATAAATCATACCAAAAAAAGTATGATGCTAGTTCACTACAGATCAAAAAACGT